TTGATTTCTATTTACAATGCCACTATCCATTTTATTTGTTTCTTGAATGGCACGTAGATAACCCGCATTAGCACATTCTTGCCATGAATTAAAGACAAAATTATCCTTAATAGGTGGTAAACAACTAAGGTGTACAGCAGAACAAATATTTAAAATCAAAATAAACTTCATTTGATTTTATTATCAGATATGTGTTGAGATTGATATGAGTTAATAAAGGGATGAGTCAAGGTGGTAGGTGGTATGACTCACCCCAATCTTCCTATATCATTGTTTAAAATAAGAAGGAAGTCCTAAATGTTTTCTACGATCATAAATATTTTGCTGTGCATTTTTAGATTTTTGATCGTTGTAATGTAAAAAAACTTGACAACAATTATCACCTTGGAACTCTTCTCTCCAATGTTCTAACTCCATACCTCTATAAACAAGCATATCACCTGGTTTTAAAATAATCTTTGTTCCTTTATTATTACTTGATACTGTTATTTTTTTTCCGTCAGGTATACCTACATTTTTTTTAGGTTCTAAATATATACACCATGGATCACCACCAAGGTTTAATGTAGTAGATATTTCACATGAAAATCTATCTTTGTGTCTGTGTAATACATCTCCCGTTTTATATATTCTTGCATAAGAATACGTAGGATTTAATTTAAGTCCTGTTTTCTTTTCCATAATAGGTAAAGTTCTCATAAGCAATGTTTCCATAGCTATGTCTGCATAGTGTGAGTATGTGCCTGGAACTTGTGCATCTGACCATGTACCCCATTCTTCAGTAAAGTTAGATATATATCTTTCGTCAAACAAAGTTCTAGCCACCTGTCTTTTAAGTAAAAAATAGTTGTAAACAAATGTAGCTATATCTTTTGGTACAGCTTCTTTGATGACACAATATTTATTTTTTTGGAAGCTCATTAGCATTACTCCTTTCTTTTGATATTGCTGTTTCAACAACTTTAATATTCCAATGTATAAATCTAAAAGGTTCTAGTCCTGCATCTACTGCAAACTGATGTGGAACATAACCTGGAAATACAATCATTGTTCCTGGCTTTGGTTTGTAATGAACTTGATTTGTTGCCATTGTTATTTTTGATTGATCTTTCATAAATAATTTTGTCATCTCTGCACCAGGTCTTGGGTCATGAAATATTGGGTAAGATGTTTTCTCACTACATTTTAAAAAATAAAATCCTGATACGTGCTGATTCCAATGCACATGAGTATCATGATGACCACCACCTTTTTCACTAAACTCTTGCACCCAAAATTCTGTAAAGTGTAAGCTATGGTTTTGTAAATTAAATCCTTGCCAATCTAAAAATTCATAAGATCGTTGTCCTATAAATTGAACAAGCTCTTTTATTTTAGGATCGTTAGAAAAACTTTCACTATGTTTAGATAAACCAAATGTACCTATATCTTTCTTCCATTTAGGTTCATTCTTTAATTTATCTTTTAAAAGTTTTTCTGCTTTCTTAATATATTTATCTGTTACTTTATTTGCGTTTTTCAAAAACATTGGAGCTTCTGCAATCCAAATAGGTGTTTGAAAATAAAATGCAGATTTAAAATCCACATGGTTTTTTGGTGTATTACTTCCGCCTTGTATCATATTATCTAAAAGGATAGCCAAGATTCCAAATCACTAAGCTATGCCTTACTCCTTTTGTTACGGGTTTAACTCTATGCCATACAAAGCTAGGAAATATTACTAAAGAACCTTTAGGTAATATCTCAGTACAAGCTCTGATATTTGGTTTTTTATCAGGGTCTAAGTTTCTGAAATCAAACTCTAGTTCTCCACCTTTGTATTCTTTTGGGTCTGTCAAACTAACAGTGACTGATAGCTTTCTTATCTTACCTTTTGTTGGTCCTTCTTCTACATAAGGTTTATCCCAACTATCACAATGCCAATCATAGTATTGTCCTTTTTTATATATAGTAAACTGACAAGACTCTGACCAATCCCAATCAAAGTTCCAACCTGCATTTCTATTTGCTTGATGCACATAAGGTTGAATTTCTTTATATATCCATCTATCGTTCATCCAAACAATATTTGAATCTCTTTTCTTTTGTAAATCTTTTATTTCTTCTTTGCTAAGAGGTTGTTTATCTAAATCTCTATCTCTACCATAACCACCTGTAATAGCCATAATCTCTCTGTTCTTTTCTGCTTTACCATATTGCACAATCATATCACAAATTCTTGGCGGTATAGCAGATTGAAAGTACCAAAAGTAATTAGATATATTCATAATTAATAGTTAATATAGTATTCAGTTGTTTAGAATTATTCTTAGTTATAAAGTATTTTTGTGTGGCAGGAAACATATAGAAATGATTGTTATACACAGGTATATGCCAAGTTCTATTCTTTCTTCTATTATCATCATACTCAATAACAAGTTCGCAAGAATCTTTTGAACAATCTAAAGCATAGATTAATGTGTAATCAGGTGAGTTTCTTAAATCTACAGGTTCTATTTGATGTCTTAAATAAGATTGTTCTTTAGGATGTAAGACATTACCATGGTGTGATTTTTCAACTAAAGAAAATCCATACTCTACTCGAACATTATCTCTAATATAATCTTTAAACCATTGTAAAGGTTGTGAAAAAGGCACTTCATAATCTTCATAAGAATATGCTTTTGGATTTGTATTGATTCGTTTTTGATCTATAAAAGATTTTATAATATCGTTTTTAATTTTTTCTCTATTAATTTCAAAACCTTTAGGAAGATTAACAGGACCATGAATTAAATTTATTTCAGACAGCACCACCTTCTGCATAAACTATATTTCTACTTTATTCCAACTCCCGTTAGCTTCATCCCATTCATATCTATGAGTTTCTTTTTCTGCTTCTGATAATTCAGGTGCATCACCTACTGGTGACTGCCATCTAGCTTCTGTTGTATTAAGAACCCAACTAGCATATGGTTTTTTAGGTAAGAACAAATCATTGTCCTCATCATAAATCATACCAATACCTGCATAGTTACCTCTTAAAGGTGTTCCACCATTTTTGTGTTGTCCGCCTTGTGTATTGTAAGATGTTTTTACCCAATGAGGATAGTTGTGTATTCTTTCTAAGAATTGTCTGCCTACTTCTTCATCTTCAACACCATCAGCATTTTGACAATCTTTGTCAGCTACAACATGAACTGCCATAACTTTGCTGTTTATTCCTAGTTTTGCGTAATGTGCCATAATGTTCTCCTTATATGTTAATTTTTAATTTATTTCAACTATTGAAATTTGTATCTTATTACGACTATTCCTGAACCTCCATTACCACCTGGATCGTTTGATCTACCTGGTCCACCACTACCACCACTTCCTCCACCACCTGTGTTTGCAGTTCCTGCGCCTCCAGTTCCTAAAGAAGAAGTTGCTCCACCACCTCCTCCACCACCATCTCCACTTGCTGGTGCGTTATAACCATTACCTGCACCACCTCCTGAAAAATATCTTCCGTTTGGTGCTAAAGGACTTGGTGATTGACCATAACTTGGAGCTGTTGGACCAAAAACAGAATCAGCGATAAAACTACCTACACCTCCATCACCTCCATTACCTGCACCACATTGTGGTGTTCCTCCTGTTGCTCCTACTGCACCCGCACCACCACCTCCTCCTGATGCTTTTTCAGGTCCTGATGGATTCATACCACCATTATTACCTTGCGGTGGTGATACTGGAGGAGTATTACCTGTTCCTGCTGCAATTCCTGCACCTCCTCTTGCTCCGCCACCTGAACCTCCTGGTTGTCCTTGATTAGAAGTACCTGGTAAGGGATTGCCTACTCCTCCTGCTCCACCACCAGCACTTGTTATTGTACTAAAAACTGAATCTGCTCCTTTACTTCCAACACCACAAGCTGTACCTGGTGTTGCCTCACCTGCACCGATTGTTATGGGGTATGTTTGAGCTGATACTGGTAAAGCTGAAGCATTCAAAGGATTTGGACTTCCACAAATAAATGATCTAAAACCACCTCCACCTCCTCCTGCACCTGAACCACCTACACCACCTGATCCACCACTACCACCACCACCTACAACCATATATTCAACTGTGTTTGAACCTGCTGCATTTCTAACAGCAGACACTACAAAATTAGAACTACTTGTAAAAACATGAGTTTTAAAATTACCATTAGTTAAAACTGTACCACCAGTTGCAGCTATAAATGCAGCACCTATTTGTGCTGTTGAATCATCATTTATAAGTTGCCACCCTTTAGTTCCATCTACATAAATTAAAGTTGCAGAAAGTCCTTCAGTATTAAAAGTTGTATCATTACAAGTACCACACATTTTTGATCCATTTCTACCGATTGTAACTGCGTTACAAGCAAAAGTTCTAGCATAATCTTTAACCGAAACTATATCTCCAGCACTAGGACTTGCAGGTAAAGTTACAGTAACCGCACCGCTAGTCGTATTAACAAAATATCCTTTACCACTTTCTGAAGTAAAAGGTGAAGTCTTGGCAGTCGTACACCAGTCTACTGTTCCAGTTCTACCAAATCCAGTTTGTGTAGCACCACAAGCTAAAGTTACTGCTGTGCCTGGTCCACCTAATTCTAATGTGCTGCCTGTTCTTTTTTCTATTTTATTTACTTTAATTGTACTCATAATTTATCCTATTGAAATCTATATCTTATCATTACTATACCTGATCCACCTGCACCAGCAGCTCCTGATGTTCCTGGACCACAACCTGAACCTCCGCCACCTCCACCACCAGTATTAGTTGTTCCATTACCAGCATCTCCTGCTGAATTTCCTTTTCCACCTGCTCCTCCACCACCTGCTCCACCTGCAACACCTGGAATACCTGGAACTGTAGGACCATCTGAAGAACCACTTCCTCCACCAGCAAAATATCTTGTTGAACCCGCTGGACCTGGACTTCCATAACTTGGTGCTGTTGGACCTATAAATCCATCAGGTATGTTAGAACCATCTCCACCTTGACCACCTTTTGCAGGCGGACCACCAAATGCACCTGCTACACCAGCACCCCCACCAGCTCCTCCACCATTAGTATTGCCTGGAGGACTTGTTGAACCATCTGTTCCTTGTGCAGGACTTACTGGGGGTGTGTTTCCT